AACATATTCTTTTGTATGTCCAACTACAATAAAACCAACACAAAATGGTGATTCTTATGTTTACAATCAGGTAAACTTAGTTCAAGGAATATATGCAAGTGATACTTTCGTATATGATTCACAATTATCTAATCCTAAATTTGTATTGACTAACAACAGAGCTGATAAATCGAGACTACAAGTAAGTGTAAACTCAAATGGTGTTTCATCAACCTATGCATTATCAACTAATATCTCAACAATAACAACAGAGTCTACGGTTTTCTATGAACAAGAAAACGAAGATGGGTTTAGAGAAATATACTTTGGAGATGGTGTATTAGGTAAACAACTATTAGATGGTGACATTATATCTATAACGTATATTATAGTAGATAAGAACCATGCAAATGGTGCTAGAACATTTTCAATGTTAAACAACATTAATGGATTTTCAAATGCACAAATAACTGCAACTTCAGTTGCTCAAGGTGGTGCAGAAAAAGAGTCTATAGATTCTATCAAGTTTAAAGCGAATAAGTTCTATACTTCACAAAACAGACTAGTCACACTGAATGACTACAAGGCAAAGGTCAGTGAGTATTATCCGAATGCAGATGCAGTTGCAGTATGGGGTGGTGAAGACAACAATCCACCCGAGTATGGAAAGATATTTGTTGCTCTTAAACCTAAAAACTCTGATTACTTATCAGACACAGAAAAAAGTAATGTTATTAAGAAGTTAAATTCACTTAACATGTTAACTGTTAGACCTACTATTGTAAACCCCGAGATTATAAAAATATTAATCTCTACTACATTCAAGTACAATGCAAACCAAACAACATTGTCACAAGGTGAGATGGAGACTGTAGTAACAAATGCAATCAATGAGTTTGATAATACTAATCTAAGTAACTTTGATTCAATCTTTAGACACTCTAGATTGATACAATTCATAGACAGTTCTAACAATGCAATTCTATCTAATACAACAAACATTAGATTGAAAAAATCTCAAAAAGTTTTTACAGACACTACAAGAGGTGTAGTTGTTGAGTTCGGTAATGGACTTTACAACCCACATGTAGGTCATGCAAAGGCTAGTGGTGGTATAGTATCCACTACTGGTTTTAAAGTTTCAGGTGATTCTATAAATACACAGTATTTTGATGATGACGGTAATGGTAATCTAAGAAGATACTATCTATCGGGGTCAACAAGAATCTATCAAGATAATTCTGCAGGTACTGTAGATTATTCAACTGGAAAGATTTCAATCAATACCATTTTCTTTACTTCATTAGTAAATGTAGATAGTACGATTGACTTTACCGTTATCCCTAATAGTTTGGATGTGGTTGCAACTAGAGGTAATCTAGTTGATATCGACCAACAATCTATTGTGGTTAAAGGTGAAATAGACACCATTGCAAGTGGTGAATCAAGTGCTGGAGTTGGTTATACATCAACCTCTTCCAGTAGTTATTAATTGTTATGAAGAAAGTGGTCGAGAGTCCCTCGAGTAGTTTCCCATTAATTTGGATTTTATAGGAGTAAAATTAAAATGGCAGATAAAAAAATAAGTGCTTTAACAGCAGTCGCAGATTCAGAAATCGGTGCTGATGATTTATTGCATATCGTAGACAACCCAGGCGGAACACCCGTCAACAAGAAAATGACAATTGGTCAATTGTTTGAAAATATCCCTACTCACCTTGCAGTAGATGATATTACAACTTTGACTGCTACAGCAGCAAACCTTGCATCATCATTCGTATCAGCGATTGACTTGTCAGGTGCTAGTGGCTCAGTTGCATTTACTTTAGATGATGGAACAGACGTTGGTCAAATTAAAATCATTTATGCAAAAACTGAACCAGCAGGTTCATACAGTGCAAATATAAATGTTGATTCATGGGGTTATTCATCAACTTCAGGTACTGAAATAGTACTTGATTCACAAGGTGAAGCTGTGATTTGTATTTGGGACGGTTCTTTATGGTACCCAATTTCTGTTTTCGGTGCAACAGTACAGTAAAATAGAATATGAAGGAATATGCAACAGATAGTCTAAGTTCTAGACTTCCAAGTCTCTTACCTGAATTTGTAAGAGAGGAAAGTCCTGCACTTGAGGCATTTGTAAAATCATATTTCGAATACTTAGAGTCGGAGATAATCACATTATCTTCGCAATCAGTTCTTGATAATTTAAGTTTGGAAGATGGTGTCGGAGACCTACTATTGGAATCCGACACTTCTTTTTCATCTAAAATTATTACAGAACAATCAATTTTAAATCCAACTTTACTTGCTTCTCCATTTACTAAAGGGGAGTTTGTTGTTGGTACTAAATCTAAATCCGTTGCAAAAATTGATATTGTAATTGGTGATAAGATTTATGTTGAAACAATATCAGGAAATGGTTTCTTAAAAGGAGAGACGATTACTGGTAGAGAATCTAAACAGACAGGTGTTGTAGGAAGTTTTAAACAAAACTCTGTTCTTGCAAATAATAAACTGTTAGATTATTCTGATGTCGATAAAACATCTGAAGAATTCTTACAGTATTTTCAGAACGACTTTATACCATCTTTGGATATAGGTTCTACAGTTGACCGAAGGTTAACTATAAAACACATTAAAGATTTATATCAGACAAAAGGAACTGCAGAGTCTGTACAGTTCTTAATGAGATTGTTATATGGTCAAGATGCAACCATTAGATATCCCGACAATGAAACACTATATCTAAACCAGTCTGATTACAGTCAAGTAAGAAGGATGAGAGTGCAAATTCTATCTGCACCTCCACAAGCAACAGACAGAGTTATACAGTTTGAGAGTGGAACTAAAAAAGTACAAGCAGAATCAGTCGTAGAAAATGTATTTGTAGATTCTGTTGAGGATAGAAAGTATTCATTAGAAATAACAGACAATCATATTGGAGAATTTACTCAAGGCTCTACCGTAACATTTATAGACCGTGATGGTATTACCGAATATACTGGAACTGTACTAGGTGTTGTTAATGGGGTTTCAGACGAATCATCTTCTACTTACATATCACACAATGATAGTGGAGACATATTATTAGAAACAGGTGGTGGTTTACTACTGGAAGAATCTTCCGTAGGTTCATTATACTCATTCAATGATAAATTATTCTTTGCAGGTAGTAAGGATAACACAAATGCAACAGAAGGTCAAGCAAGAGTTGACGGTTTATCTAAGGGTGGTATTACAGAAATTTTCATTGAGACTGGTGGTCAAGACTATGAAGGTGAAGACTTAATTGTATTTGACAACACTGGAACATCAGGTGGTGGTGCAGAAGCGGTAATCGGTTCTGTTGGAGATGAAGTATTACTAGAAGGTGGGTCAACATTTGGTCACTATGAAGTTACTGCAACTGCAGGTCAAACCCTAGTGGGTGGGCCTGGTGTTAGAGATGACAATGGAAATCTAATTATATTCAATGACAATACACTTAAAGTATTTGTTGATGATGTATTACAAACACCAAACACATCATATACTGAAAGAGACTATTCACACAAAAACGATAGAGTTGTATTTACTGATGCACTTTCTGCTGGTCAGAGAGTCGACATGTACACAGAGTTTAATCAGTTAGTATACGAAGACGGACAAGAGATTAACTTAGAAACTACTGTTGGTAATATCAGAAGTGTTAAAATTTTAAGTAGTGGTGGTGGTTACGAATCAGTCCCTACTGCATTCCCTGGCGGTTATATCTATATGGATGACCTATCAGGTTATCAAGTTAATGAAGTAGTTACTGGTCAGACATCTAATGCAACTGCTACTATTTTAAGAATAGAGACTGATAAGAAACGACTAGTAGTTAAACGATTACCTACTGATACTGGTGCATTTATTACTGGTGAAGTAATCAATGCTGGAACATCTTTAACACAACGTACCAATACTTTAGTAAAAGTTACGAGTGGAACAGGTGGTAAGATATTCTGTTTTTCAAATGAGATTGGTGGTGTTAACTCAATTAACCTTATTGAACAGGGTAATGATTACATATATGATTCCGTAGTATCAGACAAATCTGTATTCCCCATGTTGATTACCACACCAACTAATACCTTGAATAAAGGTGTGACCATTACAGGTCAAGCATCAGGTACAACTGCAGAAGTTGTCGACTATGATGCAGATAGACACATACTAAAGTATACAAATTTAAATGGACATTTCCTAATAGACGAAGTTGTCACATATCAAAACACCGACCAATTTGAGGTTATGAAATCTAACCCATATAATGCAAGAGGTAAGTTTGGTGGTGAGGGTATAATGCAAGAACAGTTCCTAACAGATAAGGGACATGTAAATGCAGCCGCATCTAACATACAAGATGGTAGATATTACCAAACTCATTCATACGTTATTAAGGTTGGAGAATCAATTAACAAATATAGGTCTACAGTTAAAGACCTTCTACATCCAGCAGGACATATATTCTTTGGTGAAGTTGCATTAGAAAATACAATTACTGGTCAGACAAGAACTTCTAAGTTCCAACCAACAATTATTATGGTAATGGAACCTGTTCTTTCTGTAACAAATGCATTTGCAAATTCATTAAGAACATATTTACTACATGCAGATATGACTGCAACAGGCCCTGAAGGTGGTATTGGTCTATTAACGCTTGACGAAGCAGGACAACCTGTATATAATACAGACCCTAGAACTGGTGGTGCAATAACTGAACCTAATACAGAATATGGTGACTCTATGATGAGAAGTCGTCATATGAACATTCTGAAGATTGTAAATAAATCTATACCTTCACTTAATATAGGAAATGCAAGAGGTGTTGTTCGTTCTATAGGTTCTCTAAACTTAATGGATAATCAAGACACGTTAGATTATCATAATAGAAAGTATGTTGCAGCCGACCAAGGTAAAATTGTAGATTTATATCAACCAACTGAAGAAGTTTTAGTAATGGAAGATGGTAATAGGATAGAACTTGAAGAACAACCATCCTTTATGAGGTTTGAAGAAAGAGAATTTGCAGAAGTTAAGGGTGAAGCAGGAGACAGAATAATATCTGAAGATGGTGAGACATTATTAAGATTAGAAACTGCAACAACTACAGAAGAGATACAGTTTTTTGTATCAGAAAGGAACCCCGACTTAAATGATAAGTTTACTCTATTTGAAAATGGGGATAGAATTGTATTTGAGGACAATAGTGCAATGATTGATGAACAATCATCAGACTCTTCTGTACCTTCTACAACATTTGCATCATTTGGAACGAACTTTAAATCCCTAAATACCATTACAGGACAAAGAATATATGATATATCATATTACTTAAAGGATGAAACTGATGAGGATGATATATTATTAGAAGATGGGTATGGAAATATTCTAAGTGAAGAGTCCAAACCCGAAGGCTTACGAATTGGTGACCTAAATGATTACTATTCTAACCTATTCATTCCCGAATTTGAAAAAAGGGAGTTAAAAAGAACAAATATTACATATAGTGCATACATAAAGTCTGCATAGTGTTATAAATAGTATTAAATATCTTGAGGAGATAAAATAAAATGGCAGCAATAATTACAGAAAAGTTTCGTACACATAATGCGAAACAATTTAAAGAGGACTTCGGTGAAAGTGCCTCATCAACTTATATCTTTATAGGTCGTTCATTCCCATGGACAGACGACACTTCTCCACCAGTTCCAGTAAATGGAACAAGTGAGGAGATGGATTCATTTTCAGATATGCTTTCTATGAAGAAAGTTTCATCTTCTGATGTATCACATGCTATACAAAGATACGACTGGACAACAGGAACTAAATATGACGAATATTCTCATGATATAAGTTCTTCAAACACTTCATCAAGCACATCTGCAAATAATCTATTTGATTCTAAGTTTTTTGTCATCACTGATGACTACAATGTCTATAAGTGTATAAGAACTGGAAGAAATAGTTCAGGTGTTACGGTTGAATCAACTGTAAAACCAACTGGAACAAGTGCAACAGCCTTAGTGTATACCTCGGACACTGGTGCAGCTGCAGGATATATTTGGAAGTACATGTATACAGTATCTGCTGCTGATACAATTAAGTATGTGACTTCAGACTTTTTACCAGTTAAATCATTAGGTGCAAAAACTGCTGTTGCAGGTACAGGAACAAATGGTCAGTTGGGTTCAACTGCAACAAACGACTCCTCTTCACTATGGGATGTAGAAAACTCTGCAACTTCAGGTGCAATCTACCATGTAAGAGTAGATAATGCTGGTTCAGGTTATACGCCTGGAACATATACTAATGTTGCTATAGACGGTGACGGTTCAAGTGCAACTTGTTCAGTAACTGTTGGTTCTGGCGGTGGTATCACATCTGTTTCAGTTACTACATCTGCATATGGTTCAGGTTATAAACGTGCATCTATTGATGTTGCAGGTATATCAGGAATCGGAAGTGGTTCAAGTGCAGTATTAACACCAATTATATCACCTATGAACGGACATGGTGCAGACCCAGTTGAAGAACTAGGTGGAAACTATATAATTGTAAACTCAAGATTTGAGTTTAACGAAGGTTCGGGTGACTTCCCAACAGATAACGATTTCAGAAGAATAGGGTTACTACAAGACCCATTCACTGCAGGAACAACAACAGTTGCAACTGCAACAACACTTGGTGCATATAATAAGATGACATTATCAAGTGTTTCAGGACTATCAGTAGATGATATTATTCGTAATGCATCATCAGATGGTGCTGGAGTGGCAGTGTCAAGAATCATATCAATTAATGGTTCAGTGGTATCACATCAACCTATTGTAAATAGTGAAGGTGGATATGTAAACTTTGCACAAGATGATACTGTTTACAAAGGTGGTACAACAATCGGTAATGCAGATTCACTAGATGCTAATTTCCCTGAAGTAGAAAGATTTACAGGTAACATCCTGTATGTTGAAAACAGGGGTGCTGTAACTAGGGCTGCAGACCAAATCGAAGATATTAAATTAATTATAGAAATGTAATTATCGGGGACTTAATGTCCCCACAACAGGTTAAGGAATATGCCAGAAAAAACTGATTTAAATATAGCACCGTATTATGATGACTTTTCGGAAGATAAGAAATTCAATAAAGTTCTGTTCAGAGCAGGTCGTCCACTACAGTCTAGAGAAATAACTCAAACCCAATCCATATTACAAAATCAAATTGAAAGATTTGGTTCTCATATGTTTGAGGAGGGGTCTTTAGTTACTGGTGCAGAATCAGATATAGATTTAGAAGTATTCTATGTAAAAGTAAACTCTGCAAACCCGAACGCTGGTGGAGATGCAAATACAGAAGAATATAGAAAAACTTTTCATGATAAATTCCTAAGAGGTAAATCATCAGGTGTTGTCGGTAAAGTTTTCTCTTCAGCTGCAGAAACTACAGATGACCCTATAACATTATTTGTTAAATTTCATTCACAAGGAACTGATGCAAGTAACTCTGTAGTATTCTATTCAGGTGAAGAACTACAAGAGTGTACATTGGGTGAAGATGGAACAGTTACTGTAAACAGTGCTAATAATAATGAGTTCACAGTAAAACCAAAAACAGATAGTCCAGTTGGTCGTTCTTCTATTGCAAGTATATCAGAAGGTATAGTTTTTGCAAGAGGATTCTTTTGTAAAGTTGACAAACAAGAACTCATACTTGAAAAGTATTCAGGTAAACCAACATACAGAGTTGGTCTAACAATTGCAGAAGACCTAGTATCCTCTGCAGATGATACAAGTCTTTTAGATAACTCTTCAGGTACAACAAATGAAAATGCAGCTGGTGCTGATAGACTTAAGTTAGATTTTGTACTATCTAAGTACACACTTGATACTACAGATGATGTAGACTTTATAGAACTTGTCAGAGTTAATCAGGGTATAATAGAACTTAAGATAACAAGACCAATATACAATGAGATTGAAAACTCTATGGCACGAAGAACATTTGATGCTAATGGAGACTTTGTTGTTAGACAATTCACACATAGTTTAAGAGAACATTTGGACGACACTACAAACAGAGGTTATTATACTTCTGCTAATGGTGGTGATGACGATAAGTTCATCATGCAGGTATCGCCTGGTAAAGGATACGTTAAAGGATATGAAATCGATAAGATTGGTACAACACCAATATCATTCAGTAAGGCAAGGTCTACAGTATCTTTGAACAACACAAACACCCCAGTAAGGATTGGTAATAAATTAAGAATTACTAATGTCCATTCATTACCCGAATTTGGTAATGAAACTGGAGATGCAACAGTCACACCATTTAAAGAAGTTACTCTTTGGGATACTACAATATCAAGTAGTGGAACAGAACCTTCAAGTGGAAAGATTGGTTTTGCAAGATTAAGAAACATAGATTTACAAAGTGGTTCTGCATCTTCACAAGAGTATAACGCTTCATCACAATGGAACTTGTATCTATTTGATATCAAGATGTTAACAAAAATAAGTGGAACTTTGGCTGGAACCTTTACGGAAGGAGACCAAGTAATTGGTGGTACTTCAGGTGCAACTGGTATTGTTTCATATACTACAACTGGTCAGTTATTTGTTCATGACGTAGTAGGTACATTCGTAGTTAATGATGCAATCACAACTAACGGTACAACTAGTGGAACAACAACAGTTACTGCAGTTCGAAACTATAACATTGACCGTGTTAGAGGAGTTTCACAAGACCCACAAGATTCAGGTTCAACTACATTTACTGCAAACACTGTAGTAGATGCATCTAGAACTCTAATCGGTACAGTTACATATACAGATGGTTCTACAACTGTTACTGGTTTTGCAACTTCATTTACAACTGAATTAAAAGAAGGTGACATAATAGTAAACCCTGCTAATGATGTTGCATCATTTGAGTTAGTAGTTGCAAGTGTTACAGATGACACGACTCTTACACTTACAGGAAATGCTGGAAATTCATACACTGGTAATGTAACAAGAAGACGAACACAACTATATGACCAAGACCAAACTGCATCTATCTTTGCATGGCCAAGAGACTGGGTAAAAACACATTCATGTGATTCTATTCAGGTAAGAAGACAACAAGTTGTTGATGTATCAGGTGGTTCTTTCACTATTAGTACTGGTTCAAATGCAACATTCGGTGCAGTCAATACAGATAACTTTACGATTGCAGTTGTTGATGAATCTTCAGATGCAAATGCATATGATTTAGGTGACCTACTTAATATAGAAGATTTTTCAGGAGACCCTTCAACAGATGGTGGGACAGGACAAACTCTTACTAAAAGTATACCAAATAATAATGGTGCAAAACTTAAAATTACATTTACAGTAAATAGAACTAATCCTGATTCTAGAAATAAGACATTAAGAAAATCAAGATTACTTGGTGTTGAAAGTGCAAGAAGTGCTGGTGGTTTCTATGGTACTGCATATGATGATAAAGAAATTACTTTAGGTGTTGCAGACGTTCATAAAATTCATGCAATATATGAAGGAGTAGGAGGAACAACACCTCTACCACCTTCATCATATTTTTCAGTAGACAGTGGAACATTCCAAGTATACGAAACAATCATAGGTCAAACTTCAGATGCTCGTGCTGTTATGATTACATATAGTGGCTCACTTGCAACTTCATATTATAGAATGGTATCAGGAACATTTATAGAAGGTGAAAGTATTGTCGGTCAGACTTCACTTGCAGTCGCAACAATTACTAGTGTATCACAAGGTTCACCCGATATCAAGTCTAGATTCTTCTTTGATAATGGTCAGAGAGATGGATATTATGACCTTGCAAAAATTACAAGAAAGGTTGGAGAACCAACCCCGTCAGGAAAAATACTAGTTGTATTTGACTACTTCACTTCAGATGGTGGAGATTTCTTTGACGTTGAATCATATGCATCAGTACCATATGACGAAATTCCAGTGTTCTCACCAAGTAGAGTAGACTTAGGTGGTTTAGAACCTGATGGAACATTTGAACTTTCAGATTGTGTTGACTTTAGACCAGTCGTAGGACAAATTATTGGTACATCAACATTTGGAACAACAAACACTCAAGACCCAACTAACCCAGTAAACTTATCAAATTCTACAGAGGGTTCTGTTTATGCACCGTTTGGATATGACACTGGTAGAGATTTCAGTCAATCAAGAACTGGAATTTCAAGTACAGGTGCAAGTTCAAACGACACACCAGTAACAGGTTCAAGTGTTGTTGGGGACATTGCATTCTACGTTGGAAGAATAGACAAAGTATTCTTACATAAGTCGGGTTCATTCCAAACATCTGCTGGTATTCCTTCACTATCACCGACTAAACCTAAGGCTGTTGATGATGCAATAGAATTATTCGAAGTACAGATACCTGCATATACTAAAAGTTTAAAAAACGTAAGAGTTAGAACACAAGACCACCGTAGATTTACCATGAAGGATATTGGTAAGATTAATAATCGTGTTACAAACCTAGAAAGAATCACTGCATTGTCTCTACTAGAAAGAGACACACAGTCTAAACAAATTTTAGATGCTGATGGATTCGATAGATTTAAGTCAGGGTTCTTAGTAGACAACTTCAGAGGACATAGAGTTGGAGATGTGAATCATCCCGATTATCAGATAAGTGTAGATACAAAACTTGGTGCAATGAGACCACAATCTTATTCACAATTCTTTGACATAGACTTTAATACTGCTATATCTTCTAATTATCAGAAGACTGGAGATTTAATTACTCTACCTTATAGTTCTCAAACATATGTAAATCAAGATAAGGCATCAAGAACTATTAATGTTAACCCATACCATGTATTCAATTTCTTTGGTACAGTTAAGTTATCACCCGAAACTGATATATGGAATGATACAGAACAATTACCCGAAGTAAGAATGAACAGAGAAGGAAACTATGATGCAGTTCTTTCTGAAAATACAAACTCACTAGGAACGGTTTGGAACTCATGGCAAACAACATGGGTTGGTGAACCTAATACAGTATCAACAGAAGTGCAGGCCACTTCTAATGGTTCTTGGAGTGGAGACCCAGCACAAGGTGGAGAATGGGTTGCTGGTTTACAAGTATCAAGAGAAATTACAGAAACAGTTGAGACTCAAACAAGAACAGGTGTTACAACAAGTGTTGTTGAAGACTTCGTAGAAACAAGAAACGATAGAGTTGTAAGTATAACAATAGTACCTTTCATGAGGTCTAGAACTATTGAGTTAGATGCAACTAATTTAAAACCAAATTCAAACCATTACTTCTTCTTTGATGGAATCAGAGTAGATGAATATGTAAGACCTTTAAATGCAACGTATTCACAAGACGGTGGAACAACAGTTACTTCAGGACTTAAGTCAGATGGTAATGGTAGACTAAGAGGTTTCTTTGAGTTACCAAACACAAGTAAACAAAGTTTCCCTACAGGACAAAGAGAACTTAGATTAACGTCTAGTTTTTATGACTTGAATAACCCAGGCTCACAGGCAAGTGGAATATATCAGGCACAAGGACTACTACAATCTAACCAAACAGAGATTACATCTACAAGAAATGGTAGAGTAATTACAGAAAGGAGTACTGGTTCTAGACAAATAACTAGGGCTGGTGAGAGAATAAATGCACAAGTATTTGATGAGACTGCACCACCAATACCACCTGTTGCAGAGTTACCAGTAATACCCGATATTATACAAGACCCTGTACCAATTGAAGTACCACCTCCATTTTCAAGAGTAATTGCACCACCACAATTACCCCCACTACCTGAGCCACCACCATTTATTGCACCTCCAATGTTAATACCTACTACTAGGAATATGGACTTTAGAGTGGTTGAGGATAGAAGATTCTTCGATTTCCCACTAGACAGAGGTTGGGGAGACCCACTTGCACAATCATTCTTGGTTGATAGGTCAGGTGGTATGTTTGTAACATCTATAGACTTATTCTTTGAGAAGAAAGACTCAACACTACCAGTTTCTGTTGAAATTAGAAATATGATAAATGGATATCCAGGCCAGAATGTTATACCATTCTCTACTGTAACAATAAATCCAGCGAATGTCAATACATCTTCTGATGGTTCAGTTGCAACAACATTTACATTTGAATCTCCAGTATTCTTAGAAGAAGACCATGAATATTCATTCGTAGTATACTCCAATTCAAATGAATTTACAACATTTATTTCAAGAATGGGTGAGAAAGACCTTGCAACAAATCAGACAATTGCAGGTCAACCGTATGCTGGTTCATTATTCTTATCACAAAATGCATCCACATGGACTGCAACACAAGAAGATGACTTGAAATTCCACATGAAGACTGCTCAATTTGACACTTCAAAAACACCAGTGTTAAAATTTGAGAATTCTCCTTTGACCACTTCTAAATTACAAAGTAATGCATTAGAAACATTCAGTGGACAACAGTATGTTAAAGTTTATAACTACATGCATGGTATGTATACGACAAACTCAAATGTAACACTTTCAGGTATTAGAGGTGATAAAGAAGATTGCGTATTAACCGTTGCAACACCTTCAGTAAGTGGGACACCTAACAATGGAACATTTAATGTATCCTTAACTGGCGGTACAGGTGCAGGTGCAACTGCAGAATTTACAGTTGTTGATAATGCAATAACTACAGTATTCATTACCGACCCAGGCTATGGATATGCAACAACTGATACATTGAGTGCAGTAAACTTTGACGGTGGAACTGCAGACTTGACAATAGATGTTGATACAACTGGAGAAACATTAGGTGGTATTCCAGTATCTTCATTGAATTCTTCATTCACTTCTATTGCAAACATAGGAATAGACTCCTTTACAGTATTACCCGACCTATCTAGTTTTGATGTTAAAACAACATACTCATCAAATGACTCAACAGTCGGTGGTGGAGAAAATGCAACATCAACAAGAAACTATTACTTTGATGCAATTCACACACTCATTCCAAGTTTAAACTATGCTTTAACTAGAATTAGTGCAAGTGTATTAACAACACCTATGAATTCACCTGAAGGATATAGTAATGGTACTGCATATACTAAGAACAATACAAGTAAATTTGTAACACTAAATGATAATGTGTTCTTTGATTCTCCTAGTGTTATTGCATCTCCTATTAATGAAACTAATGAGATGTCATCAGAGAAATCATTCACATGCACACTTCAGTTACAATCAGTTAACTCAAATGTATCTCCAGTTATAGATGTGGGTACAATAGGTGCGATAGGTATAGGAAATAGAATCAACAACATAGATTCCAATGCAGATGTACCTACAGGAACAGTTTATACTGCATCAACAGAACCTGATGGAGATAACAACGCAATGGTATATTGCACTAGAAAGGTAAATCTAAAAACTCCTGCATCAACACTTAAAGTTATTGCAGATGTGTTTAGACCACCAACAACAAATGTTCAAGTGTTATATAAGATTCTTAAAAATGATGAATCTACACCTTTTGACGATTTAAATTGGGAGTACTTTAATGACTATGGAACACCCGATACAACAACAGAGGCAGATGCAAGAAACTTTAAAGAGTATGAATGGACTATAGACGACCTACCCGAGTTCAGTGCATTTGCGATTAAGATTGTAGGTAAAGGTTCTAATAGTTCAGTGGTTCCTATGGTATCTGCATTAAGATGTTTAGGACTTGCATAATGTCAGAGTACTATAAAGTAGAAGGACATACATCTCTATTAAGGGATTCCGAATCTTCTGCAATAGTAAGTACTGATGTTAGTGCTTGGAGATTACATAAACTTAGAAAAGATAACTATAAAAAACAGGTAGATGAAATAAATAATATTAAGGATGACATGAGAGATATAAAAGACATGCTTAATCAACTAGTGGAAAAGATAAATGGCTAAACAAGTAGACCAATTCAGTACTTTAGAGAACTTCAGAGAAACCTTTAATCAGGTTTCTACAGACGTTGGCGATGTAAGTGGGCTTAGAACTACTAGTCAAGGAACTCTTGTAGATGCAGTTAATAGTATTGAGGATAAATCATTCTTCTTCCAAGAATTTATATTCATTGCAACTTCGGGTCAACAAGTATTCTCGGGTTTAGATATTAATGGAAATGAATTAGAATATAAAAAAGACAGATTACAGGTTTATATACAAAGAGACCACCAATTAAAAGATGATGACTATACTATCGGTGGATTTGGTGTATTGAGTGCTAACACTTATAGTCAGATTACACTTACTAGTGGTGCAACTGCAGGTGATAAGATTACTGTATATTCATACACTGGTTCATATTTAGGAGTTGCAGATTCAGGTGTTGCAACAGGATTCTTTAACCAAACTTCAGAAAATGTAATTTACAATAACAACGATAGTGGTATCATATTTAATGAAACTTCTATCAATGCGACAACTACACTTTCAACAAGTGCAAAGATTGAATTTGATGGAAATGTATATCACCAAGATAATGTAACACTTGCAAGTGGTAAAACATTGACTGCACCAACACTTACAGACGGAACTATGTCTATTAATAGTGGTGCAATAACGAGTGCAACAACTGGTTCATTCAGTGGTAATGTTGCAGTTGGTTCACTTACTTCTTCAGGAGATGTTGCAGGTACAACAGGTACATTCTCTTCTGCAGTTTCAGGTACAACAGGTACATTCTCTTCTGCAGTTTCAGGTACAACAGGTACGTTTACAGGTAATTTATCTACCACTGCAAACTTAACAGTTAATGGTAATGTTGATTTAGGTAATGCCAGTGGTGATACGATTAGCTTGACAGGTTCAGTAGATTCTGATATAATATCAGATACGAATAATACTCGTGCCTTAGGGTCTAGTAGTAAAAGGTGGTCAACTCTATACTCAACAGATTTGAATGCAACAGGCACCTCCACATTGACTACAGTGGACATTAATGGTGGTAATATAGACGGTACAGTAATCGGTAGTTCAACTGCAGCTGCAATTACTGGTACATTAATTACTGCAAGTACAAACTTTGCAGGAGACTTAACTGGTGATGTCACTGGTACAGTTTCAGATATATCAAATCATAATACAGGAGACTTGACAGAAGGGTCTAATTTGTATTATACTGATACAAGAGTAAACTCTGCTTTTGATACAAGACTTGCAACTAAAGATACTGATGATTTATCAGAAGGCAGTAACAAATACTTTACTGATGCAAGAGTATCAACACGAACAGACACTATATTAAATCACTCTAATCATACTAACATTACCGTAAGTAAAGTTGGTGATGAGTTAAGATTATCTGCAACAGAAGACAACCTTGCAAATAACACTGCAGATGATTTAAGTGATATTAATTACACTACAAACCCAACTGCAGGTCAAATACTTGCATGGGATGCTAGTGCAGGATATTGGGAACCTGTAGACCCAAGTAATACTACAGACAATGTTTCAGAAGGTTCCAATAATAAGTATTTTTCAGATGACAGAATGAATGCAATTATAGATGTTGCATCTTCATCAGGTCTTGTAAAAACATATGTTGATAATGCAAATGGTGGTGCTGATGACCCCCTAGATGGAACAATTACAATCGACCTAAATACAAGTGATGGAATAACGATTAATAGTAATTCTGTTCAGTTAGACTATGAGACCGTTAGTTCTGCACCTACTCAAGTGGGTGGTACGTCTACTGGACACTTATGGTTTGTGATATGATATGTCTGATGAAATTTATGTAAATATAGGAACTTCGTTCCAACAACCTTACCAAGGACAAGGGGTTGCACAAGGTACTACACCTATTGCACAGGCGCAGTATATTGCTAGAAGACCTGTCAATGTACAAACACCGTTTACCTATCAGAACAGACAACCTGCAGATGCTAGACAACCTAGTAACGCTCAGACACCTTATAATGCAAACAGACAAGTACCATCTATAGTTCAAACAGTAAGAAACTATACTTACCAAGCGTCTGCACAACAACCTTATCCTTATATTGCGAATGCACAATCTCCATATATTGCGAATGCTAGACAACCTTCCATATATCAGGCAAATACAAGAAACCCTTTCACATATCAGAGACAGGGAACTTCTCCTGTTATTGCAACAACGAGACAGCCATTTACATATGCAAGACAGGGTCAAGAACCATATAGTTTTCAACAAAGTTATCAGAACCCATATACTGGACAAGGTCAACAACCTTATGAATTCAATGATACTGGTCGTCAACCTTCTACATATCAAAGACAGGGGAGTGAACCTTACTCATTCCAACAATCATATAGGGTTCCTTCAACATATACCCATCAGGTTACTGGAAATTATCAGGTTACATATAGACATCCAACGACATATCAACATCAACAACCTGCACCGTATCAGCATCCAACGACATATCAGCATCAACAACCTGCACCGTATCAGCATCCAACGACTGTTTCACAGCCGTATAATACACCTGTTATTGTAGCACAACCTTATCAACACCCAAGTACTGCACAACAACCTTCTAGTGTTGGTGCAAGAAGACCTGTTGAATATACCTATCCCGACCCAATTGTATTAGGGCCGTTTTTCTCTAGAGTTGATACTGTAAATCCTGGCTATGGGTACAATTCATCTCTAAACGGATTTAAAGGAAACGGTTCTCCTTTTGCACCAGTTGGGAGTAGACCATTGGGTGCTAATGGTAATCCATCAGATAGTGGAAATAATGGTTGGCCTCAAAATCCAAATATACCATGGGCATTAAATTCAGGTGTACATTACAGTATCTTTACACCAGGCACTAATCCAACTGGTACAGTCTATATTGGACATGTGTATAAGGGAACACCAAGTGGTACTTACTATGATTTGACAGATGAGAGTGGTGGAGGCCCAACAGGTAATGTAGGAGTTGACATTCAATATATGAAATGTACTACCAATATTGGACGACCAAATGAACAGACCTCTACATTGAGTACTTCACAAGGAACTTCTACTGGTTCTCCAGCTGACCATACTTGGTATTGGTCAGTGAGTGTATTTGGTGCAGGTTATTATGTTGCTAGTGCGTATGGAACACAAAAAGTGGAGATGTACTAATGGCAATAGGACAAACACAACAACCTTACATAACTCCTGCAAGAACTCCAGTCAATGTTCAGTATACTGCAACAAGATTTTACTCTCATCAGGCTCCTGCAATAAGACAGGTAAATGTACAAAATAATGCACAATATCAAGTACCCATTATTGCAAATGCACAAAATAATGCACAATATCAAGTACCTTTTATTGCAAATGCACAATACTCTGCTAGAGGCCCTGCTATTGCTCAGGTTCCATATCCTGCTAATATGCAAACTCCAGCAACAAGACCTATTGCAACTGCACAAAGGCCTTACCCATATACTGCGAATGCACAAACTCCCTACCCATTTATAAATCAAGGAACGGTATCATATCCATTTGCTGGACAAACTCCAGCAACAAGACCTATTGCATCTGCACAAAGACCTTATCCGTATATTGCGAATGGACAATCTATAGTAAACTATGACCATCAACAACCCTATCCATATACTGCGAATGCACAACAACCTGCTACATATGAAGCAAATGCACAAAGTCCATTCACTTATCAGAATAGGTCACCTAGTACATATGCTACACAAGGTAGAACACCGTTTACATATCAACATCCAGCGACATATACGACTCCAACTCCTGCAAGGACACCAGTAATATATCAAAATAGACAACCTTCTATTTACCGTCATCCGTTTACATATACGATTCCATATATTGCTAATGCTAGACAACCTAGTACTACAAGACAACCTTATCAGGCGCCATACTCATACCAACAATCGTATACGTTCCAACAACCATATACAACAACTAGAACAGTTGGCCCGATTGCAAAAGTTAAAGGTGTATTCAGAAACAATAATGGAAGTGTTGAAAAGGTTGATGAGATATATGTCAATGATAGTGGAACTGTAGAGAAAATTCACCAGTCAGTTCCTACTGGCCAGTTTAACAAGACTTAAAAAGGTATAAATAGTATATATGGCTATACTTGCAAACATATTTATCGACCAAGGTGCTGACTTTTCAATCACTGTAGATGTTACAGACTCTTCAGGTGATGTATTAAACATGTCAGGATACTCTGCAGCTGCACAAATAAGAAAAACATATTCTTCTTCAACTGCAAGTGGAACATTCACATGCACCGTACAAGAATCAAGTGGGCAAGTTACCATGGCATTAACAGACACACAAACAACAGCATTAGAAGCTGGTAGATATGTCTATGATATGACAGTCACCAGTGGTGGAGGAAACAAAACTAGAGTTGTTGAAGGTCAGGCAATTGTGACGCCAGGAGTGACAAGATGAGCAACATAAAAGGAACATTAAGTAGAGTTGCAACTATCGGTGGACGAATACAAGGACAAGGCAACCTTCGTGCAAAACAGGTTGCGATAGGAAATGCATCTACTACTACAGATATATCAACTAAAAATTTAAACGAACTTGCAGATGTAAATGCAACAGAAACAGATGACGGACTTCTTTCATATGATGCCTCTTCTGATAAATGGACAACTACCACTTCTATAGATGGTGGAACATTTTAATTGTCTAAATACTAATACAAATCAAGGTTGTCGACATTGAGACAACGACCCACATTGTGAGTGGACAGAAATATATTATGAAATCACGGCCCAGATAGTGACGGGTCATTTAAAATAACATAACTTTTTTATAGGAAAATAAAAAATGGCAACAGTAATTCAAATTAAAAGAAGTACGGGTTCCGCTGCTCCTGCAGTATCTGATTTATCAGAAGGTGAATTGGCGTACGTTCAGGATAGGTCGAATGACGGTGCAAGTGCTAAGTTATACATAGAATCAGTAGACTCATTAGGAGCTGCAGCTATTCACGAAGTCGGTGGTAAATACTACACGGACATCTTGGACGGTGCAAAAGCAACTCCAGCTAACCTTAAGGTTGGTAATGGTTCAACTGCTGGTGCAAGTGTACAATTATTAGAAGATTCAGACAACGGAACAAACTTCGTTGCATTGAAAGCTGCTGATACATTAGGTGCTTCAACAACATTCGTACTTCCAACTGCAGACGGTTCTGCTAACCAAGTAATTGGTACAGACGGTAGTGGAAACTTATCATTCTTATCAACAACATCAACACTAGCAGGTGCAACGGATTCAGATATCTCTTCTCCAACAGGTGGACAACTACTTGTTCATGACGGAAGTAATTCTTTTGACAACGTATCAATGAGTGGTGACGTTACTATGGCATCTAGTGGTGCTGTAACAATCGCAAACGACGCTGTAGAAACAGCAATGATTGCAGACAGTAATGTAACAGTAGGAAAAATCGACTTCTTAGTAGACGAAGACAATATGGCTTCAGACTCTGCAGTTAAAGTTCCTTCTCAGCAATCTGTAAAAGCATATGTAGATTCACAAGTAACAGCACAGGACTTAGACCTTGCTGGTGATTCAGGAACTGGTGCAGTCGACTTAGACTCACAGTCAATCACATTTACTGGTGGAACTGGTGTAACAACTTCTGTTTCAGGACAAGCGGCAACTTTCGCTATTGGTCAGGCAGTAGGTACAACAGATAACGTAACTTTCAACAACTTAGACGTTGATGGAACACTTACATCTGATGACATCACATCTACAAACATAGCTGCAACAGGAAACTTAACAGTTTCAGGAAACTTGACAGTAAACGGAACAACAACAACAGTTAACTCTACAACAGTAGAAATTGATGACCCTGTATTTGAAATCGGTGAAGGAACTTCAGACGATAACTTAGACAGAGGTATCAAATTCAACTGGCACAATGGTTCAGCTGCAAAAGTTGGTTTCTTTGGTATGGACGACTCTGATGGTAAATTCAAATTTATCCAAGATGCGACAGATACATCTTCAGTCTTCAGTGGAAGTGTTGGTGATGCAGAATTTGGTGCATTAACAGTAGGAAGTCTATCAACTGCTGGTAACTTATCAGGTGCTGGTCTTGCTTTAAGTGGTTCAATAACATCTATAGACGGTTCTGCTCCAACTGCTGGTCAGTTGATGATTGGAAACGGTACTAACGGAGATATGGAACTTGCAACTTTAACTGCAGGTGAAGGTCTTGACGTAACTAATGCTGACGGTGCAATCACATTGTCTGCAGAAGACGCTACAACATCTAATAAAGGTATCGCAAGTTTTGCTTCTGCAATATTTGACGTATCTTCAGGTGCTGTATCTATTAAAGATGCTACTACTTCAGTAAAAGGTATTGCAAGTTTTGCTTCAGATAACTTTACAGTTACTTCAGGTGCTGTAGCAGTTACTGCTATTGACGGTGGAACATTTTAATTAATAGTCCGATTAACCAATTCAATAGGAGAGTAAAATGGCAACAGTAATCCAATTTAAAAGAAGTTCTACTCAAAATCAAGTTCCTGCGACTAGTGATTTATCACTAGGGGAGCTTGCTGTAAATACTTACCACGGTAGGTTTTACACTGAAAAGAATGATGGGTCTGCTGCTGTAGTAGAAGTCGGGTCAAACCCTTCTACACTAACCATAAATGATGCAGTTACATTTCCAACTAGTGATGGTACAAGTGGACAATTATTATCCACAGACGGAAGTGGAACCATAGGTTTCACTGATGCACCTTCAACTGGTGTTACTACATTTACTTATAGTGTTACAGGTAATACTACTGCTTTTTCAGGTAGTGACGATAATGGAGCATCCTTATCGTACACACTTGGATTAGAACAGGTATACCTAAATGGTGTTAAACTTGTTGTCGGAGACGACTATGCAAGAACAAACACTTCTACAATAACACTACAGGCAACTGCAGTTTCAGGAGATGTACTAGAGATAGTCGCTCAGACTTCAATATCAAATTTAGTTCAGGGGTTCTTTACAACTTCTGCACTAACTGCTACTACAGCAGACCAAGTATTGAGTTCTAATGCTGTCGGCAATAAAGCTGTGAAATATGTCATAATGGCATCTCACGCTACTGCTGGTACACATGCGGCTGAAGTATTATTAATTAACGATGGCACTAATGCATACTTTGTACAGTATGGTGATGCATTCTCAAGTTCTTCATTATTTGCTTTATCTTCGGATATAGATAGTGGAAATATGAGATTGTTAGTAACACCTTCTAATACAAATACAACATTAAAGACATTCCAAATCAGATTACAATAGGAGTAAAACATGGCAAAAACAAATGCATTTAAAATTGCTGAGTTAATTCGTGGAATCCAATTTGATGTAGCAAATGATGAAATCACTACTACAAAGAAAATTCAATCTGCTGACAGAGTGTCCAATGATACAACAACAACTGCAACTACAGAAGTTGCACTCGATACATTTGCTCACGCAACGTATAGGGCTGCAAGATACATAGTTGCAATGTCTAGTGGAAGTGATTTCCACTCTACTGAAGTTGTTGTGGTTCATGATGGTTCTGCAGTTACGTTAACTCAATATGGTACTTTAAAATCTAGTAACCTGGCTTCATTTGATGCTGATATTTCAGGGGATAACCTAAGATTATTAGTTACACCCGAAAGTACATCATCTACAGTTATTAAGTTCGATAGGACTACAGTAGACGCTTAGAACGGATTTTAAAAAAATCTTTAAGGGGGACATTAAGTCCCCCTTTCTTTTTGTATAAATAGTATTATGGCAACTAAAACTAAGTTCTTTACAGATTTAGGGTTTCAATCCTTAGACAACAGTACCGTAGATGGTGACTTAACAGTCACTGGTAACTTTACGGTTCAAGGAAGTAGTTTAACAATCGACTCAACAACAGTTTCAGTTACTGATTCTATGTTTGAACTTGCAAGTGGAAACACTACAAGTGATTTATTAGATATAGGTGTATATGGAAACTATGATGATGGATTATCAGACGGGTCAAGTGAATATACAGGTCTTTTCAGAGATGCAAGTGATTCAACTTGGAAACTTTTTGATGGATTAGAAGTCGAGCCAGGAAATACAGTAAACATTAGTGGAACAGGTTATGCATATGCAGACTTTAAAGCTGGTGATATAGAAGCAACAGGTCAGTTAACTGCAGTAGGCCCACTCTCTTTAAGTAATTTGAGAATGGACGCAGACCAAAATTTAACAACAACTGCAACTACGGAAGTTAATTTAGATACATTTCCACTATTAAGTTATAGAAGTGCAAAGTATCATATACAAGCATCACAAGGAACTAACTACCATGCAACAGAAGTTATGGTAATACACAATTCTACTAATGCTTTCTTCTCTCAATTTGGGGATATCTATACAAACAATTCACTTTTTAGTTTGTCGGTTGACACAAATTCAGGAAATGTTAGACTAAGAGTAACTCCTGCTTCAGCATCCTCTACTGCATTCAAAATAAGTAGAAATTTATTAAAAGTTTAGTAAAAAAACGTACTTTATGAAGAACACTATCTTCTAAATAGTATGTAGATAAAGTAATTTTTCAAATAGGACACACGAAAAAATGGCAACACAAAACAAATTTGTAGTAGAATACGGAGTCAGTGTTGGAACCACCGAAGTAATCAATTCATCAGGTAAGATAGTTGCAGCTGCAATATCAGATTTAACTACTGATAATCTTGCAGAAGGTTCCGCTAAGTACTACGCAAACTCATTAGTAGATACGCATCTTTCAGATGCATCTACATCTAAAACTCTGGCAAATGTTCAGATTGATGGAGGGACATTATAATGGCTGGAGAAAAGAATTTTAATATTAAAAATGGTCTATCCGTTGGTGGTGTAGAGGTTATAGACTCTAGTGGTTCTATTACTGGTGCTGCTATTGGTAGTGAGACTATTGACGATAGAGTTGCTTCGTTACTAACTGCTGGTGCTGGTATTGGATTATCATATGATGATTCTGCTAACACATTAACAATCACAGGTAATGTTGGAGATATCACAGGAGTAAATGCTGGTGCTGGTTTAACTGGTACTGCAACTTCAGGTGATGCAACATTAAACATTGGTGCTGGTACAGGTATTACTGTAAACGCAGATGACATTGCAATCGACCTTAAAGACGAAGACGATATGTCTTCGAACAGTGCATCTCACGCTGCATCACAACAATCAATTAAAGCTTATGTTGATGCAAGTATTCTAACAAAAGACAATACAGATGAAATAACAGAAGGTTCAAGTAACCTTTACTTTACAGATGCAAGAGCAGATGCTAGAATTACAAATGCATTAGTTGATGAAGATAATATGGCATCAAATAGTGCTACTAAACTTCCAAGTCAACAGTCAGTAAAAGCATACGTTGACTCACAAGTTGCAGGTAAAGACAATACAGACGAAATTACAGAAGGTTCCAATCTTTACTTTACAGATGCAAGAGCAAGAGCTGCTCTATCTGCAAGTGGTGATATATCATACAATAGTTCAACTGGTGTAATATCATTTACTAATGATGCAGGTGATATAGAATCTGTAGTTGCTGGAACAGGTTTAACTGGTGGTGGAACTTCAGGTGCTGTTACTGTAAACTTAGACCTTAAAGATGAAGATGATATGACATCAAACAGTGCATCTCACGCTGCTTCACAACAATCCGTAAAGGCATATGTAGACTCACAAGTTGCAGGTAAAGACAATACAGACGAAATCACTGAAGGTTCAACTAACCTTTATCACACATCTGCAAGAGTAGATGCAAGAATTACTAATGCATTAATAGACGAAGACAACATGGTCTCTGATAGTGCTACAAAACTTCCATCACAGCAATCCGTAAAGGCATATGTTGATGCTCAAGTTGCTACTAAAGACAATTCAGACGAAATTACAGAAGGTTCGAATAACCTTTATCATACTGCTGCAAGGGCAAGAAGTGCGATTAGTGTTAGTGGTGATTTATCATATAACTCTACTAGTGGTGTAATATCATTCACAAATGATGCTGGTGATATAGAATCCGTAGTTGCTGGTACTGGTTTAACTGGTGGTGGAACTTCAGGTGATGTAACTTTAAACGTAAATGTTGATGACAGTTCATTAGAAATAGATACAGATACAGTTCAGGTTAAGGCATCAGGTATTACTAATGCTATGTTGGCAGGTTCAATCAATCAAAGTAAACTTGCAGGTTCAATCGCAAATAATAAACTTGCGAACTCAACAATAACAGTTAACGGAAGTTCAACTGCATTAGGTTCTTCAGTAACACTAGACACTGGTGATATTTCAGAAAATGGTAACTTATATCATACTTCAGAAAGAGTTGATGACAGAGTAAATGCATTATTGGTTGGTGGTACTAACATAACAACATCATATGATGACACTGCTGGAACACTTACAATTAACACTTCAGGAAAAACTGAAGAAGAAATCGAAGATATCGTAAATGGTTTAGTAGTTGGTGGAACAAACATCACTTCTACATATGACGATACTGCTGGAACACTTACACTTGCTGGTTTATCAGATGGAAGTATTAGAGGTTTATTATCTGCTGGTGGAGATTTATCATACAACAGTGGAACTGGTGCTTTCTCATTCACAGAAAGAACAGATGCAGAAGTAAGAGGACTAATATCGGTAACAGATAACGCTGGAGATGGTTCGCTATCATACAACTCTTCAACTGGTGCAATCACATATTCAGGTATCAGTGATTCACAAGTAAGAGGTAAACTATCAGTAACAGATTCAGGTGGAGATGGTTCACTTGCATATAACAGTGGTACTGGTGTGATAACATATACAGGCCCAAGTGCTGCTGAGACTCGTGCTCATTTAAGTGCAGGTACTGGTGTTGGATTCAGTGGTGGTGCAATTAGTATTGGACAGGCAGTTTCAACAACTAGTGATGTTCAATTCGCAGACCTTACACTTTCAGGTGATTTGACTGTTAACGGAACTACAACAACTGTTAACACTGCAACGCTTAATGTATCTGATAATATCATTACACTTAACAATGATGTTACTGGAACACCTTCACAGGATTCAGGTATTGAAGTTGAAAGAGGAACTTCTGCTAATGTTTCATTGACATGGGACGAGTCAGAAGACGAATGGACATTTGGTTCACATAATGTTAAGGCATCTTCTTTTGAAGGTTCATTAACAGGAAACGCTTCTACTGCATCTAGTGCTGCTAAGTTAACTACTGCAAGAACAATTGCATTGGGTGGAGACTTATCAGGTTCTGCATCATTTGATGGAACTGGTAATATTACAATTTCAGCTGCAGTTGCAGACGATTCGCATAATCACACAATTGCAAATGTTGACGGACTACAGACTGCCTTAAACACTAAATATGAGAGTGGTTCTAATGCAACACTAGGAACAATAACAACTAGTAACACTTCGAACTCGGGTGGATATGTGAGAAACATATATCAATCAACTTCATCTCCTACAGGTAGTGATGGTGCAGTTGGTGATTTATGGGTTTTATACTCTTAGTAAGAGTATTTAATTTTTAACTTTATAAGGTAATATAGAATATGGCAACAGGGTCACAAAAGGTAAAAACACCTTCGGGTTGGAGTTCAACTCAAGGTGGATGGGTTAAAACAGGTTCTACAACGTGGAAGGCTGTAGACCAAATATATGTAAAAACACCTACAGGGTGGAATAATGCATCAGGTCAACAAAATACTCAACAACCGTATCCGTATATTGCAAATAGTCAAACTCCTTATATCGCTAACGCTCAACAACCGTATCCTTATATTGCTAATAGTCAGACTCCATATATTGCAAATGCACAACAACCATATCCGTACATAGCAAACAGTCAGAGTCCTTACATTGCAAATGCTCAGCAACCATATCCGTACATTGCAAATAGTCAGACACCTTACATTGCAAATGCTAGACAACCTAGTACATACAGAAATCCTAGTAACGCTCAGACACCTTATATTGCGAATGCAAGACAACCTAGTACATACAGAAATCCAGTAAATGCACAAACACCATATATTGCAGCTGCACAACAACCTTATCCGTATATTGCTAATAGTCAGAGTCCTTACATTGCGAATGCACAACAACCGTATCCATATATTGCGAATAGTCAATCGCCTTATATTGCATCTGCACAACAACCTTATCCGTATATTGCAAACAGTCAAACGCCTTATATCGCTAACGCTCAGCAACCATATCCTTATATTGCTAACAGTCAGACCCCATATATTGCGAACGCTAGACAACCTGCTGGATATAGAAACCCTGTAAACGGTCAACAACCATATATTGCTAACGCTAGACAACCTGCAGGATACAGAAACCCAGTATCTGCACAACAACCGTATATTGCGAATGCTAGAACTCCAAGAGGTTATAGAAACCCAGTATCTGCACAACAACCAGTTATTGCGAATGGTCAAACACCGTTTACTTACAATGCTAGGTATCCTGCTGCCGCTCAGAGTCCTAGTAACGCACAATCACCGTTTACTTACAATGCTAGGTATCCTGCGAATGCTCAATCACCTAGTAACGCACAATCACCGTTTACTTACAATGCTAGGTATCCTGCGAATGCTCAATCACCTAGTAATGCTAGACAACCTTTTACTTACAGTGCTAGATATCCTGCGAATGCAAGATATCCTGCAAATGGACAGACACCATTTACATATTCATTTAGAACGCCAGGTACATATCCGTATCCCGACCCATTAGTTGCTGGGCCATTCACGTCAACTTCAGCTACTATTTACCCTGGCTATGGGTATAGTTCATTGAAAAATGGTTTTGACTTTGGTCAATCTCCGTTTGCTCCTACAGGAAATAATCCGTTGGGAACTAACGGTAACTGGCCTCAAAACCCAACTATACCATGGTCAGAGAATACAGGGAAACAATTTACAATATTTACACCAGGCACTAGTCCAAATGGTACAGTAACCCTTGGTCAGTTCTATATAAGTGGTGCATATGTTAGTTTACCTGCTTCACCGGCAACAAAATTTAGAGTAATAACCCCTGCTGGTCAGAATGATTATCCTTTTGCAGGGTTTACATTCTACCCTTACAACGACACTTACTGTTACAAAACAGTAAACATTAATGGTGCTGCTTTTTATGTCGCACCTAGTGGTTCACCAAACAGTTTAGCAATTTTATAATGAGGAGAAAATAACATGGCAACAACAACATTTTTAAAAAACGGAATAAAACATAGAAAGAGTAATCCTCTAAAAGAGGTAACTATTGATGGTGTAGACTATCAAGTAGATGTTAATGTAAATGAAAGTGAATTTACGGTAGGAACTACTGTAGATGATGAGGCTTGTAATAACTTTTTACAGATTGTGGAAAACAATATAATCACCGAGATTATCTCAATGTCTTACGTTCTTCCATATCCTGATGATATTGATGTACCTGATAATATGAGAACTCTTACAGGACATTACGGTTCTCTTTTAATAGAAGTAGTATAGGAAAAATATAAATGGCAATAGGAAATTATCAAGTACCTAATATAGGAAACGCTAGGCAACCATTTACATATAGGGTGCCGTTTACCTATCGTGTGCCATATATCGCTAATGGAAGGTCTCCTTTTACATACAGAAACCCATTTACATACAGGGTTCCATATATTGCGAATGCTAGACAACCATTTACATACAGAAACCCATTTACCTATCGTGTACCATATATTGCGAATGCTAGACAACCATTTACATATAGAAATCCATTTACATACAGGGTTCCATATATTGCTAATGCTAGACAACCATTCACTTATCAGAGAAGGTCTCCATTTACATACAGAAACCCAGTAGGTTATCAGTTACCGTTCACTTATCAGAACAGGTCACCATTTACATACAGAAACCCTGTAAGTTACAGAGTACCATTTACATATAGTAACAGGTCACCATTTACATACAGAAACCCTGTAAGTTACAGAGTACCATTTACATATAGTAACAGACAGCCTGGTACATATCAAAGAACTGGTAGAACACCATTTACATATCAGAACAGACAGCCTGGAACATATGCAAGACAGGGTCAAACACCGTTTACATATCAGAACAGACAACCTAACACCTATGCAAGACAAGGACAGACTCCATTCACTTATCAGAATAGACAACCTAACACCTATGCAAGACAAGGTAGAACACCGTTCACATACCAAAATAGACAACCTAGTACCTATCAGAATCCAGTTAATGCACAAACTCCATTCACTTATCAGAATAGACAACCTAGTATCTATCAGAATCCAGTTAATGCACAAACACCGTTTACATACCAAAATAGACAACCTGGCACATATGCTAGACAAGGTCAGACTCCATTCACTTATCAGAATAGACAACCTGGCACATATGCTAGACAGGGTCAAACACCGTTTACATACCAAAATAGACAACCTGGCACATATGCTAGACAGGGTCAAACACCGTTTACATACCAAAATAGACAACCTGGCACATATGCTAGACAAGGTAGAACACCTGTTATTAGATGGGATGGTAATTTATCACAAACGTGGCCTGGAACACCTATATCTTCTTAAACACTAAATAAGTGTAAGAGGATATATTATGGATAAACTAAAAACCCTAGAGCAAACAAAAGAATTCCTAGAGATACCCGAGTCATTTACAGAACTAACTCATAGAACAAGAAGAGAGTTAGACCAATGGCATTTGGGTTCACTAGATGACTTATCTAATATAGATGAGGAGTCGGAATTCTTTAAAATTCTTGAATACATGTTTGAGAATATGCCACCACTCAAAAAATGCAAATGGTCAGACTTAGACCCACTAAGAAAAAGTGGTGAACTACTTGGATGGCAAGGTCTTAGATTTCAGGCAAATTCATACCATAAATTCTTCCCAAAAGTTTATACATCAGGTTCTATAAATGAACATGGAGCGCCTTCTACAAAATTTGCAGTATCAGAACCAAGTGGTGATACAATAGTAGAGATAAAAGATTACGTTGGTGATGAGTTAGAAACAGGTGATTTTGAAGCTGAAGATTTTCCAGTTTCATTAAATTCTATGTATTATCATAGTGCAAAAGCACATTGGTTAACTCAAAGTATTATGGAAGAAGGACTCTGGGCACCCATACAGGGTGTAACTCAATCTACGGGTGATAAAGTTCAATTAATGATACATCCTGGCTCTGTTCGTTCAGGTTGTTTTGAAGAGATGGAAGACCCAACTAATGAATTATTATTGTGGGACTCTCATGATATTATACCAGTAGAACCTATAACAGTCAAGGAATGTTTAGAGTATTGGCAAGACAAAGTATGTAATGGAGTTAGAAAACCAAAGTATAAAGGTCTCTCTGCAATATGGACAATGGGTACTATAGAATTTCAGGCAGACTTTAGTAATGTAGATTTTAGAAAATATGTTTGGGAACATAGTGAGAAAGTTACTAAACTTTCTAAAGGTAAACCCTTGAATGTTTACATAGGATATGATAGTAGGCACAACGACCTACAAGATATATGTAAAGAATCTTTATTACATTCTATTCAAAAGTCTATCGGTGGTGGTAGATTTGTAAACTATAATAAGTTTACACCCGAAATTAAATTTCTTGACAAGTCTAAAATTTCCGAGTATACTAGAGAATATGCAAATCAATCTACTGAATTCACATATAGTAGATTCTTAATCCCATACTTAGAAAACTATGAAGGATTTAGTTTATTTATAGATGATGATTTTATTTTCAACAAGTCTATACTACCAATGTTTTACTATCTAAATCCTGATGATGCAGTTGCATGTATTAAATATCCACAAATAAAACATGATGAAACTAAATTTGATGGAGAAGTGAATATAGACTATCCATGTAAGTTGTGGTCTTCAATGATGTTTTTTAATAATGGACATGAAGATTGTAAGAAACTAACACCCGAAGTTGTCAACACTTGGACTGGAAAACAGTTACATCAGTTTGAGTGGACAGATAAGATAAGTCCAATACCCGAAAAATACATATTTGTTGAGGGATATGACGACCCTAAAGTTAAATGGGATTACACTGGTATTCACTACACTAGAGGAGGCCCGTGGATAGATGACATGGATTCTAGTCACATAAATAACTTAGAAGATTATAGAAAGTGGAAAAAATAAAAATGAAAACCGCTTGTAAAATACATAAAATTGAGGTATAATAACAGTATGAACGCACTAATTTACACAGAAGACCAAAAACTAATAGTAAGAAAACCAAATGGTTTACAATATGAATTTGATAATACAGACCAACCCGAACTAGGATTCGATTTTGATGTTCTTGTATATGATGATATAGAAGTTGTAATTGAAAAATGGGATGACAATCTCTGTTTTGATGACCAAATTAAAAGAGATATAACTAGTGCTGAAAAAGATATTATAGAAAACTACATAGATAACTCTGAACCACCAGCTGGAACCACATTAAACAATCAGTATGTACAAGACTTGATTGGTGAAGTTAAAAATAACATTTCAGAGTTTACTGATAACTATGGATTTGATGATTTATCAGAAGCAACATTTGCTGGTAGAGAGGGTTCTAACCATCCATATAGGTCAAATGCAAGAAGAATTTTAGAATTTGCAGATTCACAATATGTAATATATGACCAACTTGTAAATGAAATTTTCGCTACTAGAGAAGACTATCTTAAACCATTACAAGAGTATGTTGTACAACTACCAAAAGCTTCTTTATTACCCGACCACGAAAGATAAGTCATGTATGACGATATAAAGGTTGTCTATATAGATGAACCCTTTAAAATAGAAGACTTACCACTTAAAGATGTTTATGTTTTAGATAACTATCTTGCAACTGAACTTCATCACCATTTTGATGACTATATAGTTGGACATAATCTTTGGTCTAAAACAAATCAAGTTTCTAGTGGAAGTCCAACAGGATTACCACATCATAGTTTTTGGGGTGCAACATTCTATAGAAATGATATGGAGTTGGAAAAGGATATGGATAAACTTCATACATTTTTTCCATACTATATGAATAGAAGATTGCAAACAGAATTTGGATTCAAGTGGCAACGATTTCAGTACATGGGTTTAAACTCACAAACACAAGGATTGCAGGGAACTACCCATGCAGATTGTCAAGAAGAAGATGATTGGAACCTTTCATTCCTATACTACACCAATAAGTTTTGGAACAAAAATTGGGGTGGTAAGTTACGACTATATAATAAGATGCAACAAGGTTTAGATGGAAGACAAGAACATATTGACAACCATCAGATTGCAGAAATAGAATTTAAACCAAATAGATTAATAATGTTTGATGGTAGAATACCTCATGGTGCAGATGCACCTACTCCATCAGCAAGATACATAGACAGAAGGTCACTAGTCTTGAGAGGGGACGAAGTAAGATTAGTAGACCAATCAGAGTTTTTTGATGCCAACGATAGAATTTCACACATATAATAAAGAAACACTCAAAGACTTTAAACCAGTCCTTGCAAGTTCTATATCACCTGATTGGTGGAAGAAAGCAAAAGCAGGTGAGTTAGTAAATGGTACGGTTCAACAGACCATTCGTGCCTGTCCAGCCATGGATGATTGGTTAAAGAGTGGTTGGATACTATTGGCAAATAGAGATATACATGTTATAAACGGAATTGGTGGAGACGATAGAGGTAGTGATACTCTCGCAACCTTTGACCCACATGGGGGTGGTTACAATTCTAATAGTCATCCAACAACACAAACACTAGATGCATTTGAATACTTAGGTGGTGGTAAACCAATTAAGGATGCATTTAAAATGAGAAACCCTTGGAATATCAAAACACCACCTGGCTATTCTTGTTTTTACCTAGACCCATTCCTATTTCAGAATAATCATTTTGCAACATGGCAAGGTATCATAGATACAGACGACTTTAATGTGGGTATGGACAATGCACAAATAATTTTTTATCCTAAAGTAGATTACTCATTTGTAATACCAAAAGGGACTCCTCTTTGTCAGATAATACCATATAAAAGAGAGAAGTGGGTTGGTTCCTATCAAGTCAATACACATAAATCTTGGATTGATAATCGTGGAACAGGAACATCAGAGTTCGATAGAACAGTTTCTACAAATAAATCTATGCAAGAGTGGAGTCAGTTAGTAGAATTTGACGAAGACAGTGTAAAAGAGTTTGGTGCATACCGTAGACAGGGTTATTGGAAACCAAAAGGCAAACTTTATAAAGAAGAGAATCCACCACCCGAGTGTCCTTTTCACAACAAAGAAGTTTCAGAAGAAACACAATTGGAGTTTGATTTCGATGGCAGTTAGATTACTTTTCCCAACATATATCTTTGAGAGAGATTTACTAGACCCTAGTTTAGATTCAAATAGAGGTGTAGACCAAAATTACTTAGACCTTCTTACTGATACTATGGATGGTATGAGAAGAAAAGACCCCGAAGGTAGAAGACTTTCTAATGCATACACTGGTTGGCAATCACATGATGGTTGTGAATCTAATCCTGCATTCCAAAAACTAATGAATAGAATACAAACTATGTTTTATGATGAGATATGGCCTTTCCATGGATTAGACCGTAACAAAGCAAATATGCATATAGGAAATTCTTGGGCAAATATTAACGACCATCTTGCATGGAACAAACCACACTTGCATAATGGTTGTTGGTATAGTGGTGTGTTTTATATAAAAGCAGATGGAGATGAAGGTCATATTGAAATGATTGATACACATCCTAAAGTTGTCGCAGATTTTCCAAACTCACCTAGAACTGCAACGAGTAAAGGATTTGAACCCAAAGGTGGTAAACTCATACTTTTTCCAAGTGGTCTTATGCATATGGTAGAACCAAATGTAACTGATAAAGAAAGATATTCAATATCATTTAATATAGAAATGAGATATCCTGCTGAAGGTGGTCATAGTGGTGACATACCAAACTACAATGATGATGAATTTGTTTATAATGTTCATCCCAATGGAGACCTTTCAACCGACTAGCTATTCTAAATAGTAGTATGGAAATAGTAATAGACACTCACCTTCTTTGGAACCTTATGATAACATTCGTGTTAGCACCTTTAGGATTCCTAATAAGAAACCTTTTATCCGAACAGAAGAGAATAGATATACTTGTCAATAAGACAAGAGAAGAGTTAGCAAAAGAATATGTTACTCGTGAAGAAGTGGAAATTGTGTCTGAAAGACTAATCGCTACTATGAACAGGATAGACGAGAAGATAGACCGTCTACAATCTAAGACTTACTTCCAAGAATAGGTTCTAAATTCATATAAATAGTAGTAGACACAAATTTACTACAGGAATACTATGGCAGAACCAACATCAAAAAGTACCTTAAAAGACTATATAAAGAGGAAACTTGGAGCTCCAGTATTAGAGATTAATGTTGATGATGACCAGTTAGATGACAGAATTGATGAGGCATTACAATACTTTCATGAATATCATTACAATGGTTCCATTAAGACGTATTTAAAACACCAAATCACACAAGAAGAAATTGATTCATTTAAAACAGATGACACTCTTACTGGTTCTACAAGTGGAACACAGGCAATCTCAAATCAATCTTACAAAGAGAGTAAAAGTTATGTAACACTACCCGAACATGTGTTAAGTGTACTAAGAATATTTCCATTTAATTCAGGACAAACATCTAGTATGTTTGACATACAGTATCAGTTGAGACTAAATGACCTTTGGGATTTAACATCAACAAGTGTACTATACTACTCACAAGTTCAACAACATATAAAATTAATAAACGATATGTTAGTCGGACAGATACCAATACGATACAACTCTCATCAAAATAGATTGTATATTGATTATACTACTGCAAAGTTAACTGCTGGAGAGTACATAATAATAGAATGTTATAGGAAAATAGACCCTGTAGACTTTACAGACATATATAACGATATGTTCCTTAAGAAGTATGCAACTGCACTTGTTAAGTATCAGTGGGGTGAGAATCTATCTAAGTTCCAAGGTATCGCACTTCCAGGCGGGGTTACACTTGATGCACAACAAATTAAAACAGAAGCACAAGAAGAGATTACAAGATTAGAAGAAGAGTCAAGACTGAATTTTGAAATGCCAGTCATGGACTTAATGGGATAAATTATGCCAACAAATGTATTTTTTAACCATGCAGTATCAACTGAACAACACCTTTACGAGGATTTAGTTGTTGAGTCGTTAAGAATGTATGGACACGAAACATTCTATCTACCAAGAGAAATTGTAGAGGAAGATTCTATCCTTGGTGAAGATGTGCAATCAACATTCGGTGATGCATATTCTGTAGAGATGTATATAGAAAATACTGATGGCTTTGAAGGAGAGGGTGACCTCTTTAGTAAGTTCGGTGTACAAGTAAGGGATACTGCAACCTTTGTCATATCTTTACGAACATGGGAAAGATTCATATCATTAGACTCTAACCTTGCAACATCTCTAAGACCTAACGAAGGTGATTTAATACACTTCCCTCTTAGTGGTTCAATGTTCGAAATAAAATTCGTAGAACATGAGAATCCATTCTATCAAGTAGGTAAATTATTTGTATTTAAATTGCAATGTGAACTCTTTGAATACAGTGGAGAAGATTTTGATACTGGAACAAACGCAGACTTAGTAGAACTAGACCAAGCATATCAAGTTAAATTAACCATGTTTAATAGTGGTAGTGGTAATTATACTGTTAATGAGAATGTCACTAAAGATGGAGTTGTTGTTGGAGAAGTGGTTTCATGGTCTCCACAAAATCATTTATTATCCGTAAAAGATAATACAATAACACTTGCAGATAATGATGTTTTAATTGGTGCAAGTTCAGCTGCAGAATACACTATTCAATCTATAGAAGATGTATTGACATTTAGTAATGATGGTTCTGCACAAAATACAGACTTTGAAACAAAAGCAGACGAATACTTAGACTTCTCTGAAACAAATCCATTCGGTGAGGTCACATAATGTTTGGGACATTCTTTTATAATGAGACAACAAAACGAGCAGTATCTATATTTGGAACTCTTTTTAATAATTTAACAGTAAAGAAGATAAAGGAAGATGGTACTGTAATAACAGAACAGAAAGTCCCAATCTCATATGGCCCTAAACAGAAATTCCTACAAAGACTTGCAGAAGAACCAAATCTAAATGACAATAACAGAACTGCAATTAGTTTACCTCGTATAGCATTTGAACTTAGTGGTTATGAGTATGACCCAGCAAGACAACAGAACAAACTTATAAGACATCAGAAAATGACGCTAGAGAGCGCTGACACGTCTAACAGAGCATATCAATACCAACCTGCACCTTACAACCTATCGTTCACTTTAAGTATTCTAGCGAAGAATATGAGTGACGCTTTACAGATAGTGGAACAGATAATACCTTATTTCCAACCCGAATATACAGTCACAATGAAGATGATTGATTCTATGACCGACTATAGAGATGTACCAATTGTATTGAATAGTGTTGAACTTGCAGATACATATGAAGGGGACTTTACTGAAAGACGAGTAATAGAATACAATCTAAGTTTTACAATGCAATTAAACTACTTTGGCCCTGTTTATACTGGTAAAGTCATTAAGAATGTTATTGAAAGAGATTATATTAATACAACAAGTGGGTTATTTACAACAAGTCAAATAGATGATTCAGGTCTAATAAAAGAAGTTAAACATTACGAACCTGCATTCGCAGAAGTGACATCCACTGCAGTATCTGATTCCACAACAATACCATTTTCAACTGCAATAAATAATAGTATAAGTGTGGGTGATGAAGTATTTGGAACAAACTTAACAACCAATCCAACTATTTCAAGTATTGCAGAAGACAAACTATCAATAGTAGTGTCCAATGCAGTTACTATTAGTAGTAATACTTCACTCAAGTTTGTTGGTTCAGTAGACCCAGGCGACACCTTTGTTGTTGCAGAAACTGTAACATTTTATGATGATGGCGCTCCTTCTACATTTACAGAGGATAAAGTGACTGATGCAAGTTAATTATGGCAAAAGATATAGATTCAAAATTAAATGATGTACTTGATATTTCTTCAGAAATAAAGAAAGAAACAACTCAAGTAATCAAATCCCCACCTAAGGCTGATAATGTCCAAACGGACTATAAGTACACTAGAGAAAATCTTTATGGACTTGTAGAAAGAGGACAAGATGCAATAGATGGTATTCTAGATGTATGTAAAGAGACAGAGAATCCTCGTGCATATGAAGTAGCAGGTCAGTTAATTAAAACTGTAGGTGAAACTGCAGAGAAGTTACTAGACGTTCAAACCAAATTGAAGAAGTTAGAAGATGAAAACGGAAGTGTTAAAACACAACATAATCATTTATATGTTGGTTCTACTTCAGAACTTCAAAAGTTCCTAAAGAAAGAAAGTAAAAAAGATGACGGTTAATAAGAATGAAGGTTATCTTGGAAATAATCTTATCAAAAGAGCAGGTATTGAAACTCAATACGCAAAAGAAGAATTAGATGAATATCTAAAATGTTCTAAAAACCCTTGTCATTTCATAGAAAACTATACACAAATTATTTCACTAGACGAAGGTATGGTTCCTTTCAAACTTCGTGGGTATCAAGATAAGTTAATTAACCACTACAACGACTCTCGTTTTAGTGTTGTCCTTGCAAGTAGACAGAGTGGTAAATCAATAACTTCTTGTGCATATCTATTATGGTTTCTATTATTTCACCCCGAAGTGACTGTTGCAATCCTTGCTAACAAAGGTGCAATTGCAAGAGAGATGATTGCTCGTCTTGTTACTATGTTGGAATCTGTTCCGTTCTTTTTACAGCCAGGAGTTAAGATTCTTAACAAAGGTTCTATAGAATTTGCAAATGATAGTAAAGTCGTTGCGGCCGCAACATCTTCAAGTTCAATTCGTGGTATGTCAATTAACTTGCTATACTTAGATGAGTTTGCATTCGTAGATGATGCAGAGACATTCTATACTGCAACATATCCCGTTGTTACCTCGGGTAAGGACTCTAAGGTTATTATTACCTCTACTGCAAATGGTGTTGGTAACATGTTCCATAAGATATATGAGAGTGCGATACATGACCAATCAGAATATAAATCATTCACCATCAACTGGTATGACGTGCCAGGCAGAGACGAAGCATGGAAGAAAGAGACCATTGCAAACACTTCTGAAGCACAGTTTGAACAGGAGTATGGTAACTCATTCTTAGGAACTGGGTCGACTCTTATTAACTCAAACACTTTACTAGGTTTAAAATCTATAGATTCGGATTGGGTTAAAGATGGAATAAGTCTATATAAGAGACCTATAGAAAATCATAACTATATATGTACAGTTGATGTATCACAAGGTAAAGGATTGGACTATTCTACCTTTACAATATTTGATGTATCAACCCAACCATTTGAACAAGTATTGGTTTATAGGAATAACACAACATCACCTATGTTGTTGGCAGACATAATTAATAAATATGTTAGACCATACAACGAAGCACTCGTAATTATAGAAAACAATGCTGAAGGTGGAATGGTTGCACAACAGTTGCACTATGATATAGAGTACCCTAGTGTCTTTACACAAGGACAAACTAAGGCAGAAGATATCGGTGTAACAATGAATAAAAGAATTAAGAGAATTGGTTGTTCTACTCTAAAAGAAATACTAGAAGAGAATCGACTAAATATAGTAGACAGAGCAACTATAACCGAACTAATGACCTTTGTTATCAAAGGTAACTCATATGAGGCTGATAGAGGTTATAATGATGATTTGGTTATGAACAATGTATTGTTTGCATGGTTTATAACAACTGAATACTTTAGTCACTTAACAGATACTAGAGTTAAAGACTTACTGTATTCGGAACAACAGAAAATGATAGAAGATGATATTCTACCAGCAGGTCATTTTGGTAGTGGTTCTTATGATGAACCCGAGACTTTTGTAGATTCTACAGGGGATAGATGGTTCAATATTTCTTAATTAATTTATTTGTTAGAGTTATTAAAGTTATAAATATATCAAGTAAAACAAACTTTTTACATTAACAGGAGAAAAGTATGGCATTTCAAGTATCACCAGGCGTACAGGTCAAAGAAGTCGACCTTACAAATGTTGTACCAGCAGTTTCAAGCACAACTGGTGCATTCGCTGGTTCATTTCAATGGGGCCCTGTTGATGAAGTAATAACAGTTTCAGATTCAAAAGGTTTTAATAGTGTGTTCGGTAATCCTGCAAATACAGAAGCAGGTTCAGAAGACTATTTTACTGCAGAATCTTTCTTAAAATATGGTTCTTCATTGAGAGTGGTAAGATTAAATTCAACAGGATTACTTTCTGCAAACGCATTAGGTGGGTCTAAACTACTAAAAAATAATGAACAATATATAGAAGATTATAGAGACGGTTCACAAGCATCAACGGTAGGAACATTTATATCAAAATATGCAGGAGCATTAGGTAATTCACTTTCAGTAGAAGTATGTGCTTCTTCAAATGCATATTACAATGATGCAGTAACCGCTGTTAACAGTGTTTCAGGAGATTCTGCAGTAGACCTTGCAGTAGGAACAACAACAGTTGAGGTAGACGGTAGTAATGTATTCCAAATTGGAGACATAGTACAGTTTGCAAACCACTCACAACAATATAAAGTATTAACAACACCGACTGCAGTAACATTAACAATTGAGACTATAGGAACACCAACAAAGACAGGTTTAACAGTTGCAGTCCCTGATGGAACTACTATCGATAGATATTGGAAATTCCACAACTTATTCGATAAGGCACCAGGCTCATCTGCAAACGCAATTAAAGTAGGTGCAGTAAATGACGAGTGTCATATTGTTGTTTTAGACGAAGAAGGTCTATTAACAGGAATTCCAGGCGAAGTATTAGAAACATACGGGTTCTTATCAATGGCATCAGATGCTAAAGATGAACAAGGTCGTTCTAACTACTACAGAGATGTACTCGCAAGAGGTTCAGACTATGTTTATTGGTCAGGTAACGCTACTACAACTCACACATCTGCAACAGAATCAAGAACACTTGCAACAGTTGCTGGTGGAACTGCATTCGGACAACCTTTATTACCATTACAAACAGGATTTAGTGGTGGAAGTGATGGAAGATTAGGTACTGCAGGACAAAAAACAGACGCTTACACAACACACTTCGGAGATGCAGAAACAATAGACATCTCTTTAGTCTTAGTTGGTTCAACAAGAACAGATAACGGTAGTGGAACAGAACAAGACACTATTGCAGACCATAACACAATTTTAAATCAATTAGTATTACTTTGTGAAGATAGAAAAGACTGTATGCTGGTTGCTTCTCCAAGAAGAAGTTCACTAGTTAATGTCGCATTAGAATCTACTCAAGTTGAAAATGTTAAGACTGATTTCACAAACGTGACATCTAGTTCTTACGCAGTATTAGACAGTGGTTGGGTATACCAATACGACAGATTTAACGACAGATACTGTTGGGTGCCAGGAAATGGACACACTGCAGGTATTATGGCAAGGTCAGACTTATTGAGTGATGCATGGTTCTCACCTGCTGGATTCTCAAGAGGTCAATACTTAGGTATTACTAAACTTGCATTTAATCCTAAGAAGTCTTCAAGAGACGACTTATATCGTGCAAGAATCAACCCAATAGTTACATTTGCAGGTCAAGGAACAGTATTGTTCGGAGATAAAACTGCATTAACAAGTCCTTCTGCATTCGATAGAGTCAATGTAAGAAGACTATTCATTGTCCTAGAAAAGGCAATTGCAACTGCCGCTAAAGCACAATTATTTGAATACAATGATGCATTCACTCGTGCTCAATTTAGAAGTGCAGTAGAACCTTTCCTAAGAGATGTTAAGAACAGAAGAGGTTTAGTAGACTTTTCAGTAGTTTGTGACGAAACAAACAATACTGATTCAGTGATTGATAGAAACGAATTTGTTTGTTCAATCTTTGTAAAACCTGCTAAATCAATCAACTTCATTACACTTAACTTCGTGGCTGCAAGGTCAGGGATTGAGTTTGAAGAAATTTATAGTGCAGTATAACAGGAGTATATAAATGGCAACAATAGACCAATTTAAAGCACAACTTGTAGGTGGAGGCCCTAGGGCAAACAGATACAGAGTCTTTATACCTAGAAGTGGAGAAAAGATAGAATTTTTATGTTCTGCTGCTCAGATTCCTGCTGCTAGTGTAAATGTTATTAGTGTACCATTCAGAGGACAAAATCTTAAACTCGCAGGAGATAGGACTTTTGAAGACTGGACAATCACATTAATAAATGATGTAGAATTTTCTTCTAGAACTGCTTTAGAGGCATGGCAAGAAGATATTGCTTCATTGACTACAACTGATGCATCAACAAACACGGATTATTTACTTTCTCGTGCATATGTTGAACAGTTACATAAAGACGACTCCGTCCTTGCTAGATATGAGTTCTTTAATATTTTCCCAAATGCAATAAACGCTATCTCTTTATCAAGTGATGAGGCTTCTGCATTGGAAACATTTGAAGTTACGTTCTCATACTCGCATTGGGATAGAGTTAAGTAAATAGTTGTGAATATCACCACATTTAGGTGGTATAAATATTAGTATGGAATTATTTGGGTACGAAATTACTCGTAAAAAAGACGAGTTAAGGAATACGGAGGCACCGAATGCTAAGTCATTCGTGCCACCAGTTGATGATGATGGAACACCCGTCATTGCTCAACAGGCAGGTTATGTCGCAGGAGGTGCTTATGGTGCCTATGTCGACATGGAAGGTGGTATCAAAAATGAGGCAGAACTCATTCGTAGATATCGTGAAACTTCTTTGGTGCCAGAGTGTGACTCTGCAATCGAAGACATAGTTAATGAGTGTATCACGTCTGATGTTTCAGATAAGATTGTGACACTCGACTTGAGAGACGTTAAACTCTCTGATAGTATCAAAGGAAAGATACAAGACGAGTTTAATCACATCTTAGGGATGATGAAGTTCAATCAGAACTCTCATGAAATATTCAGAAAGTGGTACGTTGATGGAAGAGTATATTTCCATAAAGTCGTTGACTCTAAAAGACCTAAATTAGGTATAGTAGACTTAAGGAACGTAGACCCATTAAAAATTAAAAAAGTTAGACATGTTGAAAAGGATAAAGACCCTAAGACAGGTATAGAACGAATCAAAAAGATGGAAGAGTTCTACATGTTTAATGACAGAGGATTCGATAAGTCTTCTGCAACAGAAGGAACAACAGTTAAAATTGCACCCGAGGCTGTATCATATACTACTTCAGGTCTACTTGATTACACAAAGAATGTTGTAATCGGGTATTTGCATAAGGCATTGAAGACTGCAAATCAGTTATCAATGATGGAAGATGCACTTGTTATATACCGTATATCAAGGGCTCCTGAAAGAAGAATTTTTTATATTGATGTAGGTAACTTACCTAAGGCAAAGGCAGAACAGTACCTTGCAGAGACAATGAACAAGTATAAGAATAAACTTGTTTACAATGCAGATACTGGTGAAATCAAAGATGATAGAAAACATATGAGTATGTTAGAAGATTTTTGGTTACCTAGAAGAGAGGGTGGTAGAGGAACAGAGATTAGTACATTGCCTGGTGGACAAAACCTTGCAGACATAGATGATATAGAATACTTCAAGAAGAAGTTATATCAATCTCTTAATGTACCTGCTTCTAGAATGGAGGCCGACAATGGATTTAACATGGGTCGTGCTTCAGAGATTAATAGAGATGAACTTAAGTTTAATAAGTTCACTAACAGACTTCAGAAGAAGTTTGCAAGGGTTTTCATTGATATCCTTAGAACACAATTAGTTCTAAAAGAGATAATCAATGCAGAAGAGTATGATAGTACAGTAAAAGAATTTGTTCAGTTTCAATTTGCAACCGACAACCACTTTACAGAGTTGAAAGATGCAGAGATACTAAAGGAGAGAATAGACACTCTCGGACAAGTATCAGAGTATGTTGGACAGTATTACTCTAAAGATTGGGTTAGAAAATATGTTTTAATGCAATCAGATGAGGATATAAAATTAATTGATAAACAAATCAACACCGAAAAAGATGAAGGTGGAGATGAAGATAATGATGACTTTGGAGGATTCTAATAATGAGTAGTGAAATTGCAAAACAAATAGTAGACCAAATAGAAAATGGTCAACTGCAAGATGCAAAGACAAGTATTGCACAAGGTATTAAACAAAAGGCTGCAGATGCAGTTGATATGAAAAGAGTTGAGATGCAAGTAGACTGGGTAGATGCACCAACAACTGAACCAACAGGTGAGTAATGAAAAGTTTCTCTTCTGTTTTAACTGAATTAAACGAATCTCGTAATGATATTCCGTTTAATGCATTTGAAGTTAAAAGAAACTTCGTTGAAATAGGAGAACAAAGAGTTAATGTAGTCTTAACTAGAACTAATGAAGACTTCAATATCATCATAGATGGTAACAAATTAAGTGAATCTTTTACAAGTGTAAGAGAAGCAGAGAAAGAATTTAACAATATCCGTATTATTATGAACGATTTGATTGAAAAGGATACAAAGATAGAGGAAATTATCAATGAAATTAATATCAGAGTTTAATGATTACGCAGTTCAACCTGTAATTATAGAACAAAACGAAAAGGGTGAAAAAGAATACTTCATAGAAGGTATTTTTATGCAATCTGAAATTAAAAACAGAAACGGTAGAGTATATCCTAAAGAGGTTATGAGAAAAGAAGTTAACCGTTATTGTAAAGAATTTGTAGAGAAAAAACGTGCATTCGGTGAGTTAGGACATCCTGACGGCCCGACAATTAATTTGGATAAAGTATCACACATGATTACATCTTTAGAAGAAGATGGTAACAATTATGTGGGTAAAGCAAAGATTTTAAGTACACCAAACGGTCAAATTGTAAGAAATTTGATAGATGACGGTGCTAAATTAGGAGTATCATCTCGTGGACTAGGTTCACTAGAACAAAAAGGTGGTGCTCAATATGTGAAGGACGATTTTCAACTTGCAACTGCAGGTGATATCGTTGCTGACCCCTCTGCTCCCGAGGCCTTCGTTGAAGGTATCATGGAAGGAGTAGAATGGGTAATGGAGAATGGTATATTAAAGGCAGTAGAAATGGAAAGGATGCAAAGACAACTAAAGTCTGCTTCCCTAAATAACTTAGAAGAAACGAAGTTAAACCTTTGGAAAAAGTTCGTTGAGAACCTATAATATATAAATAAATTAAGTAGTTCAATTAGAAACTAAACAGGAGAAAAAAATGGCAGAGTTAGAAAACAACCTAGAAAGTATCGAAGAGGTAAAACAACCTCATGACGGTGCTGAGAAAGGCGACACTAAACCAGTCAAACAAGGTTCATCTGATGCTGAGTCAATAGAGTCAGGAAAAGTTGAAGTCGTCAAACCTGAAGAAAATCCTGTTGACAAAGCAGTCTCAAGTATCAAATCTGCAGAAAATGTGAAACCAGTAACTGGTGATGCACAACAAAAAAATGCAGACAAGGCAGAAGGACAACCAAAATTGAAAAAGGTTTCAGAAGATGAAGAAGAGTCTAAAAAAGACGAAGTCAAATCTTCAAAAATGGAATCAATCAAGGCTATCGTCAACAACATGAAGGAAATGACTAAGGAAGAAATCCAATCAGTATTGGGAACAATATCTGAAGAGGAAGTTGACGAAAGTTTGACAAAGGCAGAAGTTGCTAGAAAAGTAGTAGAATCTTTAAAGTCTATGACAGAAGAAGAAGTTACTGAAACTTATGGCAAAATGTCTAAAAAGAAAGACGAAGAAGTTGAAGAAGAAGTTGAAGTAGAAGTAGATGAAGAAGTATCTACTGAACTTGAGTCTTCTTTAGTTGAAATCGAAATAGATGACGACCTATCTAAAATTTCAGAATCTTTAGACCTTTCAGAAGAAAATGCTGAAAAGGCGAAAACAATCTTTAAGGCTGCAGTAACTTCAAAAGTTGCAGAGATTAAAGAAGAGTTGGAGTCTCAATACTCCGAAGAATTAAAAACCTCGGTTGAGAAAGTTAAAACTGACCTTTCGGAAGGTGTTGACAAATACTTAACATATTGTGCAGAAGAGTGGACGAAAGAAAACGAACTTGCGATAGAAAGAGGTTTGAGGTCAGAAATGACTGAAAACTTTATCGAAGGATTAAAAACATTGTTCGTAGAACATTATGTTGATGTCCCTGAAGATAAGTATGATGTTATTGATGAACTCGCAAATCGTTTGGATGAGATGGAACAAAAACTTGACGGTGAAGTCACTAAGAACATGGACATCACTGAAGAGTTGGATACACTCAAAAGAGCAAATGTGATAACAGAGGCCTGCGAAGACCTAACTGAATCACAAACAGAGAAACTAGTTTCACTTGCAGAAGGAGTAGACTTTAAAGACGCTGAAGATTTCGCTGAGAAAGTTTCAGAAGTTAAGAATGCATACTTCCCTGTTGAAGGTGAAAAACTAGTTGAAGATACTGTTGTTGAAGAAGGTACAGGGGTGATATCTGAAGAATCAGACGAACCAGTACTTGCACCTGAAATCGCAACTTATGCTAACGCATTATCAAAACTAAAACCATTAGGTTAATTTAAAGGAAAAATAATATGTTTTTATCAGAAAACTTACAAGAAAAGTGGAGTCCGATTCTAGAACATTCCGATTTGCCAAAAATCGAGGATAACTACAAGAAGGCTGTTACTGCTGTAATATTAGAAAACCAAGAAATTGCTCTTAAAGAAGATAGAGCAACTCTAGGTGAAGCAGCACCTTTAAATGCTACTGGAAGTGCGATATCTAACTGGGACCCGATTTTAATCAGTCTCGTTAGACGTGCTATGCCAAATCTCGTTGCTTACGACATTTGTGGTGTTCAACCAATGACTGGCCCTACAGGTCTTATCTTTGCTATGAAGGCAAGATATCATGATGACGTAAACGCTGTTAGGACAGCAGAATCAGAGGCGCTTCACAACGAAGCAAGAACTGGTTATTCTGCTAACCCACAAACAGAATCTACGACTGTAGGTACAGACCACAGTGGAGACCCGTTTAACGGTTCTTACGCTTCTCAAACAGAAACAGGTATGTCAACAGCTGAAGCGGAAGCTTTAGGTGATGCATCAGACAATCATTTCGCAGAAATGAGTTTCTCAATTGAAAAAGCTACTGTGACAGCAGTTTCCAGAGCATTAAAAGCAGAATACACATTAGAACTTGCACAAGACCTTAAAGCAATTCATGGTCTTGACGCTGAGTCAGAACTTGCAAACATTCTTTCAAGTGAAATACTTGCAGAGATAAACAGAGAAGTAATCAGAGGAGTTAACAACCAGGCTAAAACTGGTGCGGCTGCTACTGCTGCTGCTGGTACATTCAACTTAGATGTTGATGCTAACGGTAGATGGTCTGTTGAGAAGTTCAAAGGATTATTGTTCCAAATCGAAAGAGAAGCTAACGTAATCGCAAAAGAAACAAGAAGAGGAAAAGGTAACTTTATCTTATGTTCTTCTGATGTTGCTTCTGCATTATCAATGGCTGGTGTATTAGATTATACACCTGCTCTTAATACAGGACTAAATGTAGATGACACTGGTAATACTTTTGCTGGTACATTAAACGGAAGAGTTAAAGTCTATATAGACCCATATGCTTCTTCAGACTACATGACTGTAGGTTACAGAGGTTCAAATCCTTATGACGCTGGTTTATTCTATTGCCCATACGTTCCATTACAAATGGTTCGTGCAGTCGGTGAGAATACTTTCCAACCAAAAATCGGTTTCAAAACTAGATATGGTATGGTAAGTAATCCTTTTGTTGGTTCAACACCACCAAATGGTCTTGCTTCTGCAGGTACTAACCAGTACTTCAGAAAAATGGCAGTTTCTAACATTCTGTAAGAATTTTAGTAGTTCATTTAAAAGGGTCTTTCGAGACCCTTTTTTTTGTCTTTAAATTGGGACTGCATCTTTCCGAATCATGCCTTATTATCCTTTCCTTCAAAGTTAACTCTAATCGTTCAATGTCTTGGGGATTAACCCAATTCTTTACACCGTGTCCTTCTAGTGAGGCCTTACCCCAATTTTATCTAGGTCAATAGGTAGTGACCATAAAGAAATTCGTTTACCATACTTTCCCAATTCGTCAAAAATTTCAAGTACTTCTCTGTTCGGATTCTATCCACACCTCACGATTATATGCCACGTCTTAATTGACTTTAACAGTGTGGAACACCTTTTCTATACGGAACAACCTCTCACAACCAACTTACTTCCGTCTCGATTTCC